GTATCAGTTGAGAAAAAGATTCTTGGTGGTATTGCTTCAGCACTAAGTGTTACTGACACAGACTTTATTGCTCGTTTGGTTGATTGGGGTGACATCATCCGCAAAACATTCTATGATGGTGGTATCGAAGAGATCATTAGTACTCGTAGACTGGTTCATATCGTTCGTGCTTACAGCATCTTTAATGATAAGGCAAAGGCAATCCAAGTTTGCATCAATCGTTTCGATGATGAAACAAAGCAAGCATTTCTTGAATTGTATGATAAAGTAGATGCAGATTTTAAATTACCTATTGACGAAAATCAGCAATCTTGATATAATAGAATTATGAATGCATGGGCACTAGCTGCTTCTATATTAGATGGAACATTTGATGAGGACTACCCGATTATGACCGATAATAATACTATCACTCCAAGAGAGAGTGATGAATATGATCCCCTCACTGGAAACAGTGTAGGGGTATCTACTGATAGTGTTGGTAGTGGATGGGTTGACTTTGATTCAGTTAATATTAATACTTCAGAACTTGGTACTGTTCAATTTACTATGCCAGATACTCCAACACCTGGAATACAAAAAGATTATCCCAGAAAATATAAAGAAGATGAGTCTATCAAGGCTCTTCAGGAATATATCTCCACAACATATGGTGGACACTATACTTCCAAACAAAACAATGTCCAAACACTTGATCTCATAGAATCTGTAGGAGATGCGGAAGCTTTCTGCCGTTCTAATGCAATCAAGTATCTAAGTCGCTATGATAAGAAGGGACAAGCAAAACGTGATATACTAAAAGCACTACACTATTCACTCCTACTGTATCACTTCAGTGGGCAACTAAATGAAACTCCAATCCGTGGTTATGAAACTTTCTGAAAAAACTTTAACTGTTCTTAAGAACTTTGCAGGAATCAATAATTCCATTCTTGTAAAGCAAGGAACACAACTTCGTACAATGTCTGTTGCTAAAAATATTTTAGCAGAGGCAGATATTCAAGAAGATTTTCCTCGTCAGTTTGGTGTATATGATCTCAATCAATTTCTAAATGGATTAAGTTTACATCAAGATCCTGAGATGGATTTTACTGAAGAGTCTTATTTAACTATTCGTGAGGGCGGACGTAAAGCAAAATATTTCTTTGCAGATCCTCAAGTTATAATTTCTCCACCTGACAAGCAAATAACACTTCCATCTGAAGATGTTCATTTCCAATTAGAAAGTACTTCTTTAGAAAAAATATTAAAAGCAGCAGCAATATATCAACTTCCAGACTTGTGTGTTGTTGGTGAAGCAGGTGTTGTTAAACTTGTTGTTCGTGATAAAAAGAATGATACTTCTAATGAATATGCGGTTGTAGTTGGTGAAACTGACAAAAAGTTTACCTTTAATTTTAAAGTAGAAAATATTAAAATTATTCCTGGTGCTTACGATGTTGTTGTTTCTTCTAAATTACTTTCTCGTTTTACTAATAGTCAATTTAACTTAACTTACTATATTGCTTTAGAACCTGATTCTACTTTTGAGGATTCTTAATGGCAAAATGGGAAGTAACATATCGTCTGCCTACAACTAGCACCAAATACCATAAAGCGATAGTTGAGGCAGATACACAGGTGTATGCCAATAAAATATTTGAGGCACAATATCCTTCTGCAAATCGTTGTGGAAATGCTAGAAGACTTTAATTATGAGTGATTTTATTTGGGTTGAAAAATATCGACCACAAAAAATTGAAGATTGTATTCTTCCTAAAAGTATTAAAAAAACTTTTCAGGATTTTTTGTCTAGAGGTGAGATTCCTAATATGCTTCTCTCTGGTCCTCCAGGCATTGGAAAGACCACAGTAGCTAAATGTTTATGTAATCAATTAGGAGCAGATTATTATGTCATCAATGGATCTGATGAAGGTAGGTTTCTCGATACTGTCAGGAATAACGCCAAAAACTTCGCCTCGACTGTCTCTCTTACAAGCGATTCAAAACACAAAGTCATCATCATTGATGAAGCAGACAACACCACTCCCGATGTACAGCTCCTCCTTAGAGCGTCTATTGAGGAATTCTCAGGAAACTGTAGATTCATATTCACCTGCAACTATAAGAATAAAATCATCGAACCACTCCACAGTCGCTGTGCTGTCATTGAGTTTTCTGTAAATGGAAAAGAAAAGCAAGGAATTGCTGCTAATTTTTTCACCAGACTTAATTACATACTAGAGCAAGAAAGAGTTGATGCTGATAAAAAAGTGCTTGCTGAACTTATCAATAAACACTTTCCAGATTGGCGTAGGGTTCTCAATGAGTGTCAAAGATACTCGGTTGGAGGTACGATAGATAGTGGAATACTTGCTCACTTTAGTGATGTAAAGATCAATGATCTCACGAAAAATCTTAAGACAAAAAACTTTTCGGAAGTACGTAAATGGTGTGTCAATAATTTGGATAATGATCCTGCTGTATTATTGCGTCGCCTTTACGATAGTCTTTACGAATCCCTTGTCCCTTCCACTATTCCTGCTGCCATTCTTATTATTGCGAAGTACCAATACCAAATAGCATTTGTAGCAGATCAGGAGATAAATATGCTTGCGTGTCTTACCGAAATAATGGTAGAGTGTGAGTTTAAATGAAAGAAACTAATTTAGAGGAAAAGATAAAAATTGCTAAAGATCGTATTAATGAATTGAACATTTTAATTACACAATGGAGGAAACAAAATGAAAAAAATTTCAAAAGTAAAACACCAAATAAAATCAAATAAGTATTACTTATTCTGGGGTGCTGCAACCATATCAGTTATATTTGGACAAATATATGTTGGAAATGGATTTCGTAGAATGGCGGACACTCATGACGCTATTTCTGCAGATATTAATTTACTTATAGAGAATATAATGTATGCGGTTCCTCAACAAAGAGAGTATCACTCTGATTCAATGGTTATTAGATAATTCAATCAAATTTATATTATGAGCAAAAAGGGTTTGAAAACTCCACTTAGATACCCTGGCGGCAAGTCCCGTGCCTGTACTAAGATGGGACAGTTCTTTCCAGATCTTAGGGAGTATGTAGAATATCGTGAACCATTCTTAGGTGGTGGAAGTGTTGCTATACACGTTAGTAAACTATATCCAAATCTAAAGATTAGTGTTAATGATCTTTATGAACCTTTGATAAACTTCTGGATGAATCTTCAGATGTTTGGTGATGATTTAAGTAGAGAATTAAAAAATCTTAAGATTGCTCACCCAAATCAAGATTCTGCAAGATGTTTATTTCTAGAGATGAAGGATATTATTAATGATAGTAAACAGAGTAATCTCGATAGAGCAGTTGCTTTTTATATTGTTAATAAATGTAGTTTTTCAGGTCTTACAGAATCATCTTCTTTTTCAGCACAAGCAAGTGATTCTAACTTCTCTATGAGAGGTATTGAAAAATTACCTGAGTACTCTGAGATTATCTCACATTGGCATATTAATTCATATTCTTATGAGTATTGTTTACGAACAGATATTCATGATGGATTGTTTATGTACTTAGATCCTCCATATGATATAAAGGATAACCTTTATGGAAAGAGTGGGGCAATGCATAAAAGTTTTGATCACGACAAATTTGCTTCTGATTGTGATCAATGTAACAATATAAAAATGCTAATTAGTTATAATTCTGATCAACTGGTTAAGAATAGATTTAAAAATTGGAATGCCAGTGAGTTTAATTTAACTTACACAATGCGTTCAGTTGGAGAATATATGAGAGATCAGCAAGAAAGAAAAGAGTTGTTACTTTTCAATTACAAATTACCAGAGGTATCTATTAATGGATGATGATCCGAGACATATTAATGATCTGTGGGAAGACATGGATCGCCTTAACGCTCTATATGAAGAGTTGATGTGGTCTTATGATGAAGAACTTGAGTTTATTGCTGATTATGAAAACAATCGTATTATTATTAAAGTAAGAGGAGAAGATTAATGTTTTTTGCTGCTTGCCCACCAATATATCATTTACCTGGTACTTGGGATGATCCAGATAAAATTGCTAAGTGTATGGATACACTTGTACCTCATTTTACTCTAACACCAGAGCAAGGATTTATTTTATTCTTTTGTTTATTTCTTTTTTCTTTAATTGGATGGGGATTATATCTTACAGTAGGAGCAGGTAAAAAAGATTTAGTAGATGCTATTGATGAACACGCTAAAATGCATGAACTAGGTATTGCCCACGGTCATGGTGGAAACAAGGAGGCATATGAGATCTCTGGAAAGTTAAATCATGATCATAATAAGTCTTAATGATAGAAACAATAATTTTTATTTCTATAATATTATTTGAAGAGTTTGTCAAAAGATCTCTGATTGGTATATACTTTATTTGGGAAAAATTTGACTACTGGAATTTTAATAGGAAAATACCTAAATGAATTTAAGTAGAACACCATTATATGAATCTGCAATAAAATCAGGAGGAAAGATGGTTCCTTTCTCTGGTTGGGAAATGGCAGTTCAGTTTGATGGATTAATTAAAGAACATAAAACAGTTAGAGAATCTTGTGGGATGTTTGATATATCTCATATGGGTTCTTTAAGATTAATTGGAGAGAATGTAAAAGATAAATTACAATACTTAGTTCCTACTGACTTAGATAGATTAACAGTTGGTAAGGCTTG